TGTCTTACACAAGTATGGAGAACCAATTTTTCCTGAAGCCTTCAACCTTCTCAAACTTGCACGATATCAACGAAGGTTAGGTACTTACTTATTTAGCTGTCAGTTTCTCAACTATCCCGTAAATCCCGAAAAGTGTAAATTCAACGCCGGTGATTTAAAATACTTCGAGTACATTGACGATGAATCCAATACAATCTTCCAACGCGAAGAGAAACGTCCCACTCGTAAAAAGATTCGCCATCATGTAAATCAAGGTGATGTAGATGAAGACATTTTCCCTCGCAACCTCCAACGATATATGGTTATTGATCCTAACCATTCCGGTAATAAAGGTCGGTGTCGCCACGCAATTACGATTACTGGAGTCAGGCAAGATCGAAGAAGAGTATATCTTCTTAAACAATGGGCTAAAGCCTGTGCCATTGAGGAGTTTGTTAGTACGATCTTTAAACTCGCCCTCGCTTTTAAAATTACTACGATTCATATTGAAACCGTGGGCGCGCAGAAATACCTTAAATTTCACTTGGAATATTTTATCACGGTCAATAAAGGCAAGAAAGAATGGGAAGGAATCGAATATATCCGATTTGCGGATTTGAAATCTAGCAATACTGAAAATGCAAAGATTGAACGTATCGATTCCTTTATCCCAATTGTAGAACGTAGAGAGTTTTACGTCAATACTAACGACTGTGCCGAGCTTCTAGAAGAAATCGAAAAATACGGAAATAAAGGTGGTCTAGTAGACATTCTCGATACTCTCGGTTACGGTACCCAGATTTGGAAATTCCAAGAAGTTGACGATGTAGAAATCGAAGCATATATGAATATGCAAAAACAACGTTTCATGCGTGCACAAGCACGGGCTTAAATTGTATTACTTTCCCTATTACTGCGATCTTGTTCATCTCTCTGGGAGAGCCTTATGGTAATTACCAAACTCGATATTGAAGTAGCGAGATTACGAGACAAGGTGGATGAGATGGAGGTTATTTTAAAAGGTGATGGAAGTGATGATAATCCGGGACTGGATAAGAAATTCTCAACCTTTATGGGAATCTGGAGCAAGCGGGAAGAAGATAAAAAGAAATACGATGATCGAATGCAAGCAATAGCAATTGCACTTTTAGGTGGAGTTATAGCTTTGGTTGTGGCTTATTTTACAGAAAAGATTCATGGACACGCAATGTTTCACGCAACAAAATCAGCAGTTGAAGCAGCTTTTAATTCTGGAATGAGGTGGTAAATGGGCGATCCGAATAAACCAGTTGAACCAAGTGGACCAGACCCAAATACTCCTGATCCAAGAGGTCCTGATCCTAATAAACCTGTACCAGCATAAAAGGAGCGCGAAAATGTCAACACCCCCTGTAGTAAAGCAGAATACTTTTGAACATATTCTTACTGGGATTGGTAAGTTTATCGAGAAGGTAATTAATGTGGAAATTAACGTAGCAGTTGCGGAGAAGCCTCTAATCGATAGGTTTCTACCGGCAAATGTTTCTCAGGCAATTGATGCAGCCGAGCAGGTTGCACTAACAACCTATCTTCAAATCGAAGCCCAGGAACAAGCAATTGGGGCGAGTTCTGCTCCTTTTGCGACTAAAGTTGCACAGGTTTTGGCGCTTCAAGGTTTGGGGATCACGAAGATTCTAGCGACTGCGGGATTGGAAACTACGCAAAATGCATTGAGCGCACTTGTAACTGGTGCGACTTCGTTTACACAGATTGGTCTAAGTAACATCACCACACTACAACCAGTTCCGATTGTAAATCCTGCACCGTCATTAACTTTAGGCGCTCACACTCTTGCAGCGGCTTCTTCTGGAATTACTGGAAGTATGACCGCAACTGCCGAATATTCGGTGCCTCTTCGACCAGCCGCAGTTGATCCAACCCCAACCTCCAACGTCGCAGTTACGGAAACTGGTAACATCTTGGTATCGAGGTAAAAATGCCAAATCAAGATTCTAAAGTTGAGTTCGTATCAGTCAGTGGCAACGAAGGTCATCCACATGCGGATGGAGTGCAGGCGCCAAAAAATCCGTACTTGAAATTGTACGAAAAGATTCAAGCTGGATACTTTGATCAAGGCGTACAGAATTCAGAAGAACTTTTTCAAGTTACGAAAACTCTAATTTATGATGCAGCTACATCTGTTGGAGAACGTAAAACGAATCCTGGTCAGGATCATGCAACGCTTTCTACACTCGAAAGTCTTGTTTCTGTTTTTGATCAGCTTGTTAAACTTCCTGAACAAGATACCAACCCTGAATCGCCGGAAGTAGCTGTGGCAGATTTGAATCCAGTTCCGGAACCAGTAGTTAATACTGAACCACAACAGTAAGGACAAAATCTACAATGAGTGGTAATTTTCCAGTTCCTAAGTTGGTAACCTCTGAATCATTCGGACAAGCCGAATATGGGGAATTACTGCTCTATGTAGATGATATGGTTAAGTTTTTGAAGGCAAAGACTCGTGGTATTAGAGAAGAGTTAATGCCGAAGTGGGTAAGAATTTATCGTGGAGTCCCAGCAGAGGAAACTCGTAGTTGGCCGTGGCCGGGAGCGTCAAATTTAGTTATACAACTTGCAGCGACACACGCTGATGAATTGCTTTCGCGTGTGATGGCAATATACGCACAAGATGATTTATTTAAAGCTAAGTTACTCGGAAACTTCGATCAAGACTCAGATATGAGTGGCGAACGCCAGAAAGATATGATCGAAGAGTTCTTAACTGACGCTTCCTACGAACCTGATGAACTTGATCTTTATCATGTTGAGGAGACTGGTTTTAGCTCGGCTATTCGTTATGGAACGGGAATTTTTAAATTCCCGTGGGAGTATGTAACTGAGCGTGAGTATACTTATCTTGGTGGAGGTATGACGCCAGGGGAGAAGTTAAGTTATAATTTAGACCCACTTACTCGTCGTGATGGTCCACGTCCGATGAATGTTCCACTAAGTGACTTTGGAATTGATCCTCGGTGGAAGAAGTTAGACGATGCGGATTTCTTTTATCATACTAAGCACTTATCAACGCGACAACTTAAGAATCTGAAGCAGTTTCCTGAGATTTACGCAAAAGAAGCGATCGAGAAGATTCTTGGTCATCCCGATCAGCAATCAGAATTTGATCAGCAACAAGAAGCACAGAAGAAAGTAGAAACACAACCAGTAAAAGTCGGCGAGATGTATGATATTGAAGAGTGTTGGTTTATTTACAACAAAGGACCGGATACTTTCCGACTAGTTTGTAACTATCATCTTAGTACCGAAACTAATCTCGGAATATTCTACAATCCTTACCCCGAAAATGAATGTCCTTTTGAGGATGCTAAATTAGCTTACGATGACGACACATACTTCGGTTATGGTTTCTGTGAGATGTTGGAGTCCTACCAGCGTGAGGTTAGTACCACGCATAATTGGCGCACCGATAATCGCCACTTTGCAACCACAGGCGTTGGGAGAATCAACAAGAACTCTAAGTTATCGAGTATCATCCAATTGTTCCCAGGATGTTTCTTACCTGCTGACCAAGGAGAAATAGAACCACTTCAGTTTGGAGCAGGTGCTCTTCAATATGGTACTGAAGATGAGATGTTGACTCTCTCACTTGCAAAAGAACGCTCAGGAGTTGATCCTGCGATTGGAGGTGCTGGTGGCGGAATCGTTAATCCTAAACGCGGCGTGTATTCAGCGCAAGGAACTTCAATCGTTATGCAACAGCAAAACAATCGAAATAATCTGCGTATGTCAGATATGCGAAGTGCCCACGTTCGTATTGGACGAAAGGTGTTACGGTTGTATTCATATTTCGGAGTTAGTGCTAAGAGACTTCGATCCTACGGAGACAGGTCTGAGTTACTTAAGACAGCACTTGAATCATATAAGTCGGGAAAGTTGGGACTCGTAATTAGACCAGCGACGGCGAGTCAGAATAGGGAGATGGAGAAGCAAAACGATATTCTTATTACTTCTACTCTTGAAAGACTTTACGCTGGGGATTTGCAACTTATGCAAGCTGTAATGCAACAAGGGGCACCACCGGAGTTAGTAGATTATATTAAAGCTCAATTTAGAGCTAAGAATACTTTGATGAAACGTCTACTTCGTAACTTTGGTCGTGCTGATGATGACGCACTTGTACCGATTCCAGATTTAATGAAGCAACAAACACAGAGGAGCGCGCAGATAAATGGAACAGGACAAAAACCCAACGGAGGAGTTAGCCCACAAACTCTACAACAATCGCCACAAGCTGGAGGAATGGTTCCAGTCGGAAGTGGGACAACTAGTGGTACAGTACCTCAATAGTAGACGTGAAGAGGCTCTAAGATATTTGATTTACGATAATCGTACGGATGCAGAAGCTATTGGGAGATGTAGAGCAGTTGCTAGATTTGTAGAGGAGCTAATAGAATTACCACAAGAACTTGCTAAGGTTAAGATACCAACTGAAGAAGAAAAAAAGAAAATGTCGAAAATGAGAAATGATTCGTATGGCGTACCACAAGCAGTAGCAATGGGGCAGACAAGATATACTGAAATCGAAGCGGAAGATTAAAATCCAGAAGGAGCGCGATATGCCGTGGTGGAGTAATAAAACTGAGATTGATCCGGAAAAGAAGCCAGAGGAGAAGAAAGACGACGAAATCGAACTTAAGCCAAAAGATGTAAAGGCTAAGCTCGATAAGATCGATTCTCTTGATACTTCTATTACTGAACTTAAGACTAAAACAGCAGTTCTTGATAGGATGAGTTCTTATCTTGATGAGCAGGATGCTGCGAAGAGAGTAGCTAAAGCGAAAGAACTTGCTGAGAAAGTCGAAAAGAACGGTGAAGAACTTGATGAACTTTGGGTTACTGATCCAAAGAAGGCAATGGAAATGCAGATTCAGCCGTTAATTAATTCGCAGATTAATACAACTTCTCTCGTGGTACGTAAACAGATTTTTGATGACGAGAAGTTTCCGTATTATCATGGTGAGTTTGCGAAGAAGGTTGATAGTTATATTGATGGATTGCCGATTACAGCTCGTGCTGACCCAGCGACAATCAAGAATTGCTATAAGATTGTATTAGCTGACCACATGCAAGATATTGCCGATGGTAAATTGAAGTCTAAGTTCGCTGCGGCTTCAACAACGTCAACAGGTAATTCGGTTGATATTAAACAAGAAAAAGATATTGTACTAACCGATGCACAGAAGAAAGCAGCAAGAGCTTTTGGTTACGATGAAAAGACCTATGGTAAGCTCTTGAGTGAGGAACAAAATTATGTCTAACCAGGAAGAGCCAAAGAAAGTTGATCTTAGTTCAAGACTTATCGAGAATAAACAAAATGACGGAATCCAGAAGAACTTTGGTCAGATTCTTGAGTCTATTACTTCCGAAGTGGGAGGTGCTATTAAGGATTCAGAAGAGACGAAGAAAATCACTCAGACATTCCAACCTAAAGTTGGGGTCAAAAATACAACCACAACGGAAACTACATCACCACTAAAGAATCAAACAACGGAAACAGTAACAACTGAGCGTATTTCTTAGCTTGAGAATATGCTTCGACAATTGATTGCTGGTCAAGTTTCAGGCGTTAAAGTTGGTTCTGCACCTAAGAAACCAGCGAAACTTGATTTCTCAAAGCTCTCTGAAAAAGATGTATTCGATCTTAACATCCCCATCGAAGCAGTTGATCACTCGATGCCGGATTATTTGAAAGTGGATCTTAAAGATACCAACTATGTTCCACGTTGGGTTAATCGTGATCCACGTAGACTTGGACCGATGAAAGCAAATGGATGGGATTTTGTAAAACCGGATGAGATTGAGAACTCACTTACATTGGCAATTACGACCGATGAGAATGGGCAGTATAGATTTGCGGATACTGTTCTTATGAAGTGCGAGAAAGTTAAATACTTTGGTCAGCTTCGTCGTAATCATCTTAGGGCGTTAGCAATGGTTGATCCTAAGAATGCACACTTGGCGGCTAAGGCTATTATCGAAGGTGAACTTACTGGAGCTGGTAATACTGATTTGAATGGTAATCCAATTGCCGATGATAAAACTAACGCTGGTGATTATCAACGCTACAACAACGCTGGAAAGATGAAGATTTACAGTCCTGAAGTTACTATCTAAAAGAGGTGAAAGTTAAATGGCAGCGAATCTCACAGTACATGTACCGATCATTCCAATCATTACGGATTCAGGAAATACTCCACATACTGATGGGATTCCTGAAAAGGCTTCACAAACTTTCAAAGCGGGAGTTTTTGTACAACTCAATGCTGGGTATGTTCAGCAATGGGATGGTACGACTTATGTCAATGGAATTCTTGGCGTGAGTAATATTCCTGCTTCTAACCTTGCAACAAATGGTGCAGGAGCGCCAACTAACTTTGGTCAGATCGGTGGAACAGGAGCGATTGCTACTTATGGATCGGTTCCTAACCAGCCGAATGCAGTT